AACGCCCGCGGCCTGCAGGGCACCGACAGCGCCGAGGCGATCGTCGCGATGGCGGCGCAGTTCGGCCGCGACGCCGCCGTGATGAGCGACATGGGCTTCGGCGGCGAGGCGCTGGATGCGCTCGTGAAGGCCGCGGGCGACGCGGTGCTGGCGTCGGGGCCGCAGGCTCCTCGCGACGGCATCAAAGCGGGCGACGCTTCGGCAGAGTGGGAGGGGATGCCGGACTACGAGTCGCAGGATCACAAGTCGCACCGTCACATCGTCGTGCACTTCGCAAGCGACGAGGACTTTGACGAATTCGCGCGACTCATTGGAGCGACGTTTCCGGGCGGCTCCAAGTCAACGTGGTTTCCTCCTCGCACGGAGGCAGGCGAAGAGCGCGAGGTCGGATGCTTCTCTGACCGTGCGTACGTTGAGGCGGACTGAAATGCTTCCGCGCTTCCCGCTGTATGTGCCCACGAAGGGGCGATGGACGAAGCGGCTCACATCGAACGCACTCACCGAGCAGGGCGTACCGCACTACCTCGTAGTTGAGCCGCAGGAGGTCGAGCAGTACGAGCGCGCCTCGCGCGGGTCTCTCGCGACGGTGCTTCCGCTCGACATGGCCTACAAGTCCCGGTACGAGCTCTGCGACGACCTCGGCCTGACGAAGAGCACCGGCCCCGGTCCAGCGCGCAACTTCATCTGGGATCACTCCATCGCCAACGGCCACGCGTGGCACTGGGTGATGGACGACAACATTTATCGGTTCGATCGACTCCACACCAACAAGAAGATCGCCTGCCGCACTCCGGCGTTCTGGCGCGCGCAAGAAGACTTCGTTTTGCGCTACGCGAACGTCTCGATGGCGGGACCGAACTACTTCATGTTCGTTGATTGCCGCAGCAAGAGGTCGCCGTTCGTCACGAATACGCGCATCTACTCATGCAATCTCATCCGCAACGACGTGCCGTTCCGATGGCGCGGGCGGTACAACGAAGACACGATCCTCTCGCTCGATATGCTCAAAGCGGGTTGGTGCACGGTTCAGTTCAACGCTTTTCTTCAGTGGAAGGTGGCGACGCAAACCCTTGGAGGCGGCAACACGGCCGAGTTCTATGCGAAGGAAGGCACCGCTCCGAAGAGCGAGATGCTCAAGGCAGTGCACCCCGACGTGACGCGCCTCGTGTGGAAGTTCAACCGCCACCACCACCACGTCGACTACAAGCGATTCAAGCAACCGCTGCTGCGCAAGCCTGACGCCGTGATGGAGTCACCGACCGCCGCCGCGATGCGTCTCGTCACGCGTGAGAAGCGCGCCTGATGGGTCGCGCGCACGCCATCACGCGCGAGAAGCGCGACCGGCTGCTGAACGCCCTGCGCGCGGGCGCGCTCTACCGCGACGCCGCGGAGAGCGCGGGCATCCCCTGGCGCACATGGATGGACTGGTCGAAGAGCGTGCGCGAGGGGGCGTGCACGAACGACGACGTGCGCGAGCTCGTCGAGCGGGCGCGCGAGGCGTACGCCGCCGCCAACGTCGGCCTTGCGGCGACCGTCTCGAAGGCGGCGCAGAAAGACTGGCGCGCCGCCGCGTGGCAGCTCGACCACCGCCGCGGCGACCCGAAGGCGCGGCACGACGCGCGGCGCGCGCGGTGGGAGGCTGACATTGCCAAGGCCGAGGCCGACAAGGCCGCTGCGGGGCAGCAGACGCCGACCGTCGTGATCGAGCTGCCCGCGTCGCTGGTGCGCCCGCGCGAGGCGACGTGATCGCCGCCGCGCAGCCGCTCGACCGCGTGGTGGTCACCTACGCCCCGCACGAACGGCAGCAGGCCATCCACGACGCGCCTGAGGCCGAGGTGTGGGCCGCGTGCGGCTACGGCACCGGCAAGACAACGCTGGCCGTTTGGGAGGCGTTCTCGCTCGCGACGCAGACGCACCCCGGCTTCGCTGGCATCGTCGCCGCGCCGACGTTCCCGCTGTTGTTCCAGAGCTGGTTCACGGAGTGGGAGCGCAACATCCCGCGCGCCTGCTGGCGGTTCAGCCGCGACCCTTTGTTCGGCGCGTACCTCGCGATCCCGACGCCTGCTGGCGAGTCGCGCATCTGGCTGCGCTCGACCGTCGCGACCGAGAGCCTCGAGGGGATGAACGCGGCGTGGCTGGTGTTCGACGAGGCGACGCGCGAGCGGTCGCACGACCCCATCCGCGTGCTCGCGGCGCGTCTGCGTCGAGGACATCCGGGGCGCCAGCGTCGGCAGCTCGTGATCGGCCCGCCGCAGACGCGGGGCCATTGGACGGCGTTGGACTTCGGGACCGGCCCCGGCGAGGGACGCACCGGCGACGCGCTGTCGTGGACCGACGGCAGGCGCCGCGTCGTGCGCGCGCGCACCCGTGACAACCCGCACCTGCCGTCGGACTTCGAGGCGTCGCTCCGCTCGCGCCCCGGCGCCACGAAGGCTTGGTGCCGCCAGTGGCTTGATGCCGAGTTCGGCAGCGTCGAGGGGCAGGTGTACGAGAGCTTCTCGCGCGACGTGCACGTACGCCGCGCGGGCGACCTCGCGGGGCGCAGTTGGGCTGACGTGATCGTCGCTGTTGACTGGGGCTGGACGCACCCCGGCGTCGCGCTGGTGCTCGCCACCGACGGAGCGGACCTCTACGTCATCCACGAGGAAGTCCACCGAGGGAAGGTCGTCGCGGCGACCTCCGACGGGTGGCTCCCGATCATCGCGGACCTGTGCAGGCGCTACCGCGCGACGCGGGTGTTCTGCGACCCGTCGCAGCCGGGACACATCGAGAGCGTCGGGCGCTACCTGCGCGGCGCCGCGCGCACCTACGAGGCGCGCAACGACGTGGGCGAGGGCCTGAGGCGCGTCAGCGCCCTGCTTGAGTGGACCGTCGAGCGCGTGCAGAGCGGCCCTGTGCTCGGGCGCAGCGCGCTGTGGATCTCAGACGCCTGCGCGCATACGATCGGGGAGTTCGAGTCGTACTCGCGGCGGCGCGGCCGCGACGGCGCCTTCACCGAGGACGTCGACAAGATCAACGACGACGCGATGGACGCGCTGAGATACGGCGTGATGGAGCTGCACCGTGGATGACCGACACACGTTCGACGAGGCCCGTGGCTGGCACGCGTTCCTGAGCGACGCCTATCGAGGCGGATGGCACTGGGAGCACCCGAGCTCACCGACGCTCGGCACCGCGCGGCTCTACGGCTACGAGCTGCGCCGCACCGAGAGCGGTCGAGAGGTCGCCGTCGAGGTACCGCGCGGCACGGAGCGCACGTACCTCGTCCCGTGGCAGGGCGAGCAGCCCGCCGACTTCCGACGCCGTCGGCATCTCGCGTTCTACGCGAACCTGACGGAGCCGGTGGTCGACGCCTACGCCGACGCGGTTGCGCCTGGCGTGTCGCGCGACCTGAGCGACCTCGGCCCCTACGTGCAGGATCTCGACGGCGAGGGATGCCGGTGGCCCGAGCACGTCAGCAACGTCGCGAGGCAGATCGCGGTGCACGGCGCCTGCGCCGTCGTGATCGAGCCGCCGCGCCGCAACGCGGCGACGACGCGCGAGGAAGAGATCGCCGCGAAGGTCAGCGTTCGCGCGCGGGTCATCCCGCCGACCGCGTGGGCGTGGGCGCGCTACGACGACGACGGGCTCGCGGAGTTCGCGTACGCCGACGACGCCGTGGTCGACGAGACGCGCCAGACGCAGGTGGTTACGATCTGGCGCTACACGCGCGAGGGCTGGGAGCGTCACGTCGCCAGCCTCGGCACGTCGCAGGGCGTCGGCGAGGCTGTGCTCGGCCAGCCGGTGTCCAGCGGTCCCAACGCCGTCCCCGGCAAGGTTCCCGTCGTGTTCGCGGCGCACCGTCGCGACCCGCTCTCGCGCGTGCCCTCGGGCCGCTCCCTCGCGGCGACACCGGCGGCGATCGGGCGACAGGTGTACCAGTTGCTCTCGCAGGTCGAGGACACGCAGCGTCGGGCGCCGCCGTTCCTGTCGGTGCCGACGACGGCGCGCGGTGGCATCGAGCCCGAGGTTGACCTGCGCGTCGGCCCCGGCACCGCGCTCCCTGCGCCCGAGGGCGCGGGCTCGCCGCAGTGGGTGACGTTCCCGCCGGACAGCCTCACCGACCTGCGCACGCACTGCCTGTTCCTCATCGCGCTCGCCTACCGGACCGCTGGCCTCGAAGTTCAGGCCGACCAGAGCGCGCAGACGCAGAGCGGCGAGGCGCTGCGTGTGAGGTCGCGGGACTTCGAGGCGCGGGCTCGGCAGTTCGCGCAGGATCTCGAAGCGTACGAGCGCAAGGCGCTGTCGCTGGTGGCCGACCTGCTCGGCGTCGACCTCGACCGCATCACCGTGACGCTGACCTACCCGAAGCGTTTCGTGGCCGACGACCCCGCCGAGGCGCTTGCGAAGGCGACGCTGCTGCTGACGCAGGTCGGCGACCGCATCGGCGCGACGGGCACGGTGCTCGCGATCCGGCAGGCGATCAGTGCCGCGCTCGCGCTCGATGACGAGACGCTCGCGAAGGTCGTCGCGCAGATCGAGACCGAGTACGCAGAGTCCGAGCAGGAGCGCGAGGGCAGGCCCTCGCAGCCGCCGCCGCCGCCAGCCGAGGAGTGATCCATGGCCGTCGTCCCGATCAGAGGTCTCACTCGTCTCCGCGAGATCGACAAGGCCGCGGCGCTCGCCATGGCCGCGATCGGGCGCGTCCCTGGCGCAGCCATCGTCCTCCCCAACGACGCGCTGCAGAAGCTCCGGTGGCTTGAGCGCGGAGGCCGGGACTTCCGCGAGGTCACCAACGTCATGAAGGCCGAGGTCAACGACGCCTTCGTCGACGCCCTCCGCAAGGTCGCTGCGGGCAAGGCGCCGGTCAGCGCGCCGTGGAAGGCCGCAGCCGAGGCGTACCGCGACAGGCTCGCGACGCGCCTCGCGACGAGCGGTGGCGACGTGCGGAGTCGCTTGCGCAAGCTCAAGCCCTCGACCATCCGCCGCAAGGGCCACAGCCGCATCGGCGTCGACAGCGGCCTGCTGCTGAAGCAGGTCTCGACAGCAGCGACGCGAGTGACGAGAGAGAACGCATGACCCCAACATGGCTCCGCACCCATGACGACGCGCTCGACCTCCTGCGCTACGCCGTGCCCGGCGCAGTGATCGAGCTCGCGCCGACGCGCGCTGGCGGTGATGGCGCGCGCGCGTACCAAATCACGCTCGTCGGAGCGCGCGTGCGCGTCTCGGGCGGCGACGTGTACCACCTGCCCTGCCTAGCCGCGCCGATCGCTCGTCGAGCGCGCGAAATCGCAGACGGCCTGCGGGATGCGGCGCGACAGTGATTGCGCTTGACACCAGCGGCGTGAGAGACTCGACGGGCATGGACCCCGTGACGACCCCTCCCGCGCCTGCGCCCGCGCCCGCACCAGCTGTCGTGGTGCCGACTCCGACCCCCGCCGTGGTCGTGCCAGCGCCGCCGCCTGCGCCCGCCGTCGTCGTGCCGCCTGTCGTCGCACCGCCTCCGGTCGTCGAGCCGCACAAGGCCCCGCCTGCGCCCGCGCACGACGGCCACGACGTGATGCGCCGCGCCCTTGTGCGGAGCGAGGTGGTGCGGGTCGCCGAGAAGGTCGGAGCGATCGACTCCGACACCGTGCTTGCCCTCGTCGCCGATCAATTTACTGTCGCCGACGATGGGCGCGTGGTGGTGTCGCGCGACCCGCGGCAGACCATCGAGGACCACCTCCGCAGCTACCTCGCGAGCAAGCCCTTCCTGCTCAAGCCGCTCGCGCCCGCTGGTGGCTCGCCCGCGTCGGCGGTCGTCGTGCCGCCGACTGCGCCCGCGCCTGTCGACCTGTCGACCTCGGCTGGTCTGACCGACCTTGCACGCAAGACCGCGGTCGCCCTCGGGCTGCGCCGGGCTGGGTGAGCGATGCCAGTGCCCGACCGCTATCGCGGCATCAACTTCGCGCCGCCGCAAGGCGTCGTCGAAGCGCTGCGTCGTGGTCTGGCGCTGCATGAGCAGGGCTACTCGGGCGACGGCCTCCAGCCTGCGACGGTCGCGTGGGCCACGCGCATGGCAAGCGGCGACGACGTGACCTTCGAGAAGGCACGCACCATGAACGCGTGGTTCGCTCGCCACGACAACCCAGTGGAGCGGCGCGCGCGCGAGCGCGACAAGCAGTCGCCTGCCTACGTCGCGTGGCTGCTCTGGGGCGGCGACGCTGGCATGGCATGGGCAGCCAAGCTCGTCCGTCAGATGGACGCCGCCGACAACGAAGACCTCACCGCTCGCGCTAGGGCGAGCAGGAGCAACGGCTAGACCCGGCCCCGCCGCGCGCTCTGGCCCTCGCGTGAAAGACACGCATCATGTCCCAGACGAACGCCCTCCTCGCGGGCATCGCAGTGCGAGAGAACGTCAGCCCCGGCATCCCCGTCGACCTCGTGTCGCGGCCGACCGACCTGTACAACCTGCTCCTCCAGAACGGCCTCGTCGTGCCCTCGAACGGCGCGCAGCCGTTCGAGTGGAACGTGCAGTACAGCAGCACGGACAACGCCGAGATCTTCGTGGAGAACCAGGCGATCGGCAGCACCAACCGCCGCAACCTCGCGCGCGCCGTGCTGTCGCCCTTCTACCTCCGCGCGGTGGCCAGCGTGACGGGTCACGTCCTCGATCAGGTGGCGCGCGGCGGCACCTTCGAGGATCTGCTCCAGGCCGAGATCGCCAACGCGACGAAGGATCTCTACAGCCTGCTGGAGTCCACGCTGCTCGGCTCGACGCAGGATCGCGGCATCGCGTCGATCGTCGACAGCGGCGACACCTACGCGGGCCTCGCTCCCGGCTCCTACTCGACGTGGGCGGCGTACGAGCAGGGCATCGGCGGCGCGCTCAGCGCGGCGGTCATGCACGACACCTACGAGGCGCTGACCACGGTGCCCTACAACGCGACGCCGAGCGTGATCCTCTGCGCCGCCAACCAGATCACCAACTACGTCTCGATCATGGGCGCGAGCTCGTCCTACTCGCGGATGAACCTGCCGCTCTCTGGCCCGGTCGACCTCGGGCTCCTCCGGTCGGCGCCGACCTACAACGGCATCCCGCTGATCAACATCCGCCGGATGACGACGACCGAGATGTACTGGCTCGACCTCTCGTCGGGCGTGCAGCTCGTGATGCACCGCGACCTGAAGGTGGAGAACCTCGCGAAGGTCAACGACAACCAGGAAGTCGTCGCGTCGATGGCGTGCGCACTCAAGGTCGCCAACCGCCGCAAGCACGGCAAGCTCACCGGCATTACGGCCTGATAGGAGGACACGACCATGGGCGCATTCACGTCTGTCACTCAGCTCTCCAACGAGTTCGGCGTTCACGAGCGCCGCGCTGTCGTCACCGCCGTCGGCCCTGCGTCCTACGACGCGGGCGGCTCGGTGATCAACCTGTCGTCCCTCGCGGGCGGTGGCTTCACCAAGGTCTACGGGGTCAAGCTCATCGGCCAGCCGACCGCTGCCGACGACAAGTACCAGCCGACCTTCATCACCGCGGCGTCCTACGCGGCCGCCACGGGCAAGCTGAAGGTGCGTGACATCAGCGCCGCGAGCGACGCCGAGGCGAGCGGTGACCTCTCTGCCGTGACCTTCGTCCTCGAAGTCACGGGCGTCTGACCAACCAAGGAGCCTCTCAATCGTGATCGTCCTCCCTCTCGCCTTCGACCGCTGGGCCACCGTCGAGCACCTCGGGGATCAGTCGCGCCGCGCGTACGTGGCCGACGAACTCCGACGACTCGATCGCGATGGCGTGCCCCTCCTCACGGTGGCACTCGCGCAGACCGACGATGCAGTCCGCCACCTCGCGGTGACGATGCTGCGCGACAACGCCGACGGCGAGGGGAAGACGATCTACGACCACGGACGGCAATGGATGCTCGCGCTCGTCGAGGGCGAGAACCCGCCCGACCGCGACGCGCAGGGGCGGTTGATGCCACCGGAGCTCAAGGGCAAGGTGCTGCGGACCAAGGTCGGCAACCTCGGCGGCAACGTGCCCGCCACTGCGGACAAGCACGAACTCTCGCGATGGAACGCCGAGGCTCGCCAGGCGCGCGAGCGAAGCCGCGGCGACCTGTATCGCTACGTCGACATCACCCGCAAGGCGTCGCCGTTTGCGATCGAGGACGCCATCAAGGTGCTGTCAATGTGGGGCGTCGGCGTCGCTCCGAAGCAGTACCGTCGCGCCTCGACTCCCGATCGGCGCGGCGTGGTCGAGGAGTCCAACGGCCAGTGCCAGTGGCTCGTCGAGGAGCACACGCCGAAGTCCACCAGCTCGCGCAAGGTCGCCTGATGCGCTGGGTCCAGTACAACGGCAGCGGCAGCATCACCTTCGACCTGCCGTCGCGCCCGAGCGGGGCTGGCACCGCAACCGTGCGCTCGATGGGCGGCGCGGCGCAGGCGACTCCGACTCCGACGCTCGATGGTGTCAACACCACGCTGTCGAGCGCCGCCGCGGCTGGCAGCACGTCTCTCGCCGTGACGAGCGCCACGGGCATCGTCGCTGGACGACGCTACCTCGTCGGCGGCGCGGAGAGCGCGGGCGGGGAGTCGGTGTTGGTGGCTGCGGTGTCTGGACTCGCCGTGTCGCTGGCGCGTCCGCTGGCTCGCGCCAAAGCCTCGGGAGCGGCCTTCCAAGGCACCCGCATCACCGTCGCCGTGTCGAGCGCCTGCACCGCGGAGATCGTCAGGCAGAGCCGCGTGGAGTGGGTCGACCCCGACACGGGCGAGCTGATCGCGATCCCCTTCGACGTGACCCGCTACGCGCCGCGCTCGCACCTCACGGAGTCGCTGCTGCTCGACCTCGACGCCAGCCTGCGAAAGCGCCTGCCCTCGGGCGCGTGGGTGCCCGCGCTGATCGAGCGCGCGTGGGAGATGCTGCTGGACGACCTCGGGACGAAGGAGCGCCACCCCGGCGGATACGCTGGCGTGGTCGAGCTCACGACCGCGCACGCCTACCGCGTGCGCGCGCTGGTCGCTGAGACCGACACGACCGCCGAGGGCGTGCTCTACCGCGACGACATGCGCGAGCGGTTCCGGCAGGAGCTCGACCTCGCGCTCGCCAGCGTCGCCTACGACACCAACCAAGATGGCAACGCCGAGGTGGGCAAGGCCCTCTGGCGCGGCGTGCCTCTGTTGAGGTCGTAGCCATGGCGTACTTCTCCGCCCACCGCACGCTGGCGCTGTCGCTGCTCACCACCGCTGCCGGTGAGGCTGGGCACACCATCACCGCTGGACACTTCCGGCTGCCGTCGGGGCCGCTTGAGACGTGCGAGCCCGACGCTGTCGAGCGTGCGGTTGAGGTGCAGATCCTGTCGTCGGCGCCGCTCGGCGGCTACCAGAACCACCTCGACGGTCGCGACCTGCGCGTGAGCCCTCTCGTCGTCCGTGTTGGCTACCGCTTCGAGCCCGAGGGGTCGCTCGACGCAGGCGTAGACGCAGCGCGCCTGGGCGGTGCCGACCGCGGGTCCATCGAAGACCGCGCCAGCGAGGACGCCGCGCTGATCCTCGGCTCGGTGTCGTGGCAGCCGTCGTGGGCGGGGCTCGACCCGCACGTCATTGACGTTGCGCCCGCCGAGGACGGATGGTCTGTGGAGTTCCTCGAGGACCGCGCCGTGTTGTCGGTCCCGTTCAGCATGACCACGAGGGCCACCTTCCCCGGAGCGTACGGCCCCGTCACCACATGAGATCACCGTGAGCACCACCCCGATCGATCACGTCGCGTTCGAGCATCTTGGCGCCGTCTACTTCACCGAGGAGTCTGTGTTCGGCACCACCGGCGCGCAGCTGCGCCGCGCGGCGCCTGTCGGCGACTCCGTCGAGACCACCGCGACGCAGGTGCTCGTCGACGCGATGAAGCTCTCCCCCGTGCCCTACGACGCCGTGACGCCCATGGCGGGCGACAAGGGCGGAACGGTGAACTTCTCCTACTATCTGCAGCCCCCTGCCACGCTGCTCGACGAGACGGGCACGCTGCCGACGGACGTGACGATGCCGGGGCGCATCCCGCTGCGCGTCGTGTTCGGCGGCGAGTCGATCCCCGACGTGGGCACGCAGGCCGCGACGCCGACGAGCGCGACCGAGTTCACGGTCGACAGCGGCGACGGCGCGGACTTCCCGGCGGGGCAGATCATCGCCGTCGCCAACGCCAGCAACGGCCTCGAGGTCGCGCAGGTGCGGTCGCGCTCGACCGACACGCTGACCGTCTACCCCGCGCTCTCAGGCACCCCGGCGAGCAACGCCGACGTGGTGCAGATGGTCTGCTACTACCCGACGCGCACCAACTCGCGCTCGATGTCGGTGTCGGCGTCGTCGCGCGACACGTCGAGGCAGTACACCTTCAACGGGCTCAACGGGTCATGCGCGCTGCGCTTCGAGCGCAACGCCCTCGCCCTCGCCCAGTTCACGCTCAACGCCGCGACCTTCACCGGCCCCTCGTCGCAGGGCCTGTCGGTCGCGCGGTCGGAAGACCCTGCTGGCTCGCCGCTCGCGGTGCGCAACGCGATCGTGTGGCTCCAGCCCGTCGCGACGACGACCCGCGTGGACACCGCGATCGACACCGTGGCGATGGAGCTGAACTTCGGCAACATCCACCTGACCAGCCTCACCGGCACGCTCGAAGGCAAGCGCGCGGTCGCTCGCGGCGAGGGGCTAGTGCAGGCGTTCGCGAAGATCACGCTGGAGATGCCCGACAACGCCGACGTGTTCACGTGGTTCGACGCGGGCACTGAGTTGCACTTCTCCCTGATCGTCCGCGCGGGCGCCGCCGCCTCGCGACGCCACGTCGTCGTGATGGCCCCGCAGTGCGTGATCGAGTCGATCCCCGAGCGGTTCAAGGGCGAGGGGAACCTCACGAAGCTCCGCGTGGTGCTGCGCACCAAGATCAACGAGCAGTGCTCCGGCACGCTCGACAACGAAGAGCTCGCGCAGGCGCCGTTTGTGCTCGCGCTGGGCTGACAGGAGAGCATGGACCCGACGAGCAAGACCCTCCGCGTGGTGCGTCTCAACCCGAGCGACCCTGACCCTGCGCTCGACGTGGCGGTGATGAGTCGTCCGGTCGACGGCGACTCTCTCAGCCGCGCCGCGCGCTACCTCGTCACGCGCGACGAGTCGCTGCTGGTGTTCCGCGAGGCGATGGCGCCTACGTGGTTCCACCTGCGGCGGCTGTCCGCGGCGTGGATGGTCGACGTGCTCGACGGGCTGTTCTCGGCGCCCGCGCAGCGGATGCTCGCGTTCCGCGCGGCCTGCCACGCGGTCGAGGGAGACGAGATGCTCACGGTCGCGCAGCCTGGCTCGAAGGGGGCGCGGTTCGTGGCGACCGAGGCGCATCACGGCGTCGGCCTCGCCCCCGAGGAGTGGGTGCAGGAGATCGCCGACCGGTTCGGGCTGGAGACCGTGCAGGAGATGGGTCGCGTCGCAATCGACCTGTCGCGTCTGCCGAAGGCCGCCCGAGGCCCTTTCGGCTACTGGGCTGGGTCGGTAGCGTCGCCCTGACCGAAGCGCTCGGCGACGCGGCCTGTGGCTGCGACCTAGCCGAGCGCGCTGCGTCCGAGACAGACCCGCGCGGCGCCGCGGTGCTCGCCAGCGACGCCGCAGCGTGCCGCGCGGAGTGGCGCTGCCCGCTCGCCGGTGGGCGCATCGATCCGAGCGCGCTGCCCGAGACGCACCGCGCAGCGATCGATCGGGCGTCGAGGCTCTGCCATGCCGAGGCAGGTGAGATCCGCACCTGTCCGGGGTACTATCCCCGCCGTCCGGAGGCCCACCGAGCGGTGACGCACCTCCGGTGGCTCCGCGCGGGCGCGCTGCACCTCAGGTGTCCGCACCCCACCGGGGCCGAGGTCGAAGCTCTCGACCTCGTACAGGACTCTCTGGCCTCCCGCGAACGGGACGAGCTGGAGCGAGCGAAACGCAAGGGCAACGACCGTGGCTGACGACGCACTCGACGAGCTCTCCAAAGAAGCGCGCGCAGTCGCCAACTCGCTCAAGCAGATGGGCGACGCGGCGAAGGGCGCTCAGGCGCCGCTGGCTGGCGTCGGCGAGAGCGCCGAGGACGCCTCGCGGTCGACGCAGGTGCTGACGCACGCTCTCGGCGAACTCGCGGCGGATGGCCTCAACAACGCGATCGATGCTGCGCTTCGTTTCGGTCCTGCGCTGGTCGAGGCCGCCGCGGGGTCGGAGCGCCACCAGATGGCGCTGCAGCAGCTCGGCGCGGCGTACGGGGTGGTGCAGCAGGCCACCAACGGAGTCGTGTCCGCGGAGCAGGCCGCAGCCGTGCAGCAGCGCGCTCTGCAGTCTGGCCTCAGGCTGTCGGCGCAGGAACTCGCAGCGGTCACGGCGCGGGCGCGTGACTTCGCGCGGTCGACCGGCACCGATATCAACCAAGCCCTCGAGCAGCTGACCGACCAGCTGATCAACCCCGGCGAAGAGCTCTCCAAGTTCGGCATCCGGCTGCAGCAGGGGATGGAGGCGGGCGACCAGCTTCGCGAGGCGCTGCGACAGCTCTCCGAGCAGGCGGGGCAGACCGGCGTCGCGCAAGCCTCGCTGTCTGAGTCGATGGAGATGGCAACGCGCGCGCAGCGCGAGGCCACTGACGCGCTCGCCGGATTTATCGCGCAACGGCTCGAACTCGCAGACTTCTTCACTCAGTTCTCGGGCTGGCTCACGCAGGCGACGACGGACGCCAACAGCTTCAACGCCATGATCGAGGCTGCGGTCGGCACGCTGACCGAGATGATCGGTCTCCGATCGACGGCCATGGCGCCGCAAGCGCAGAGCGCGTCGGGGCAGTTCACCACCGAGGCTGGCGCGATCGCGGCGCGACTGCGCGCGCGAGGGTTCAACCTCGGCGGTGTCGAGCTCGGGCGTCTCGGCGTGCAAGGCACTCCTGAGCAGCGCGCCCGCATCCTCGAAGCTCTGCAGCGGGCAGAGCGCGGCGCGCTCGAAGGCGGCGCGCAGGAGACGCTCGGGTTCGCCGGTGGTCGCGGTGTGACGCGACAGCAGGCCCTCCAACAGCAACTGCGCGGGCTGACGGCAGAGATCGAGCAGACCTTCGCGGAGCAGGAGCGGATCAGGATCGAGGCCGAGCGGGCGACCGAGAGGGCACGCCGCGCCGAGATCAACCGGCGCAACCGTGTCAGCGGCGGCGGCGGCGGCGGCGGCGCTGCCAGAGCGGCTGCTGTCGAGATGCCCACGGTGTTCTCCCCCGAGGTAGAGGCGCTCTTCGTCGAGGCCGAGCGGGCAGGGCGTCAGCGACCGCTCGAAGAGCTGATGGCGCAGGCCGATCAGCAGGCGGCGGCGCAGCGGCGCGCCGTCGAGGAGTTCCGCGCGCAGTCTCGCGAGGCGATCGGCGCTCGCGCGGGAGGACTCGACCTGACAGCCCGAGGGCAGGCTGCGGAGCGTGCGCTCATCGAGGCCCGCGGTGGCACCGTCGGACGCGCGACGCTCACGACGCAGCTCCGCGAGCGGCAGCAGGCGTTGCAGGGACTCCTCGAAGAGAATCGGCAGATGACCGACGCGCAGACGGCGGCGGGCGCCTCGGCGCGCGAGCTGAACGACCTGCTCACGCAGCGCATCGGCATCCAGACCTCTCTGGCGGAGACCACCCGCGCGCTCACCGAAGAGCAGTACCGGCTCAGCGAAAGCCAACAGTTCGTGCTGGAGAAGTCCACCGAGGTCGCTGGCGTGCTCGGCGGCACGCTGGTCGACGCGGCCTTCGCAGCGCAGGACGCGCAGGCCAACGCGGGCGCGACCTTCGCCCAGGTGGTCGAGGATCAGACGCGCTCTTTCCTGCGGTCGCTCGCACGGCAGTCGGTCGTGTCGGCGTTGCAGGAGACTGCCAAGGGGGTCGGCGCGCTCGCCATGGGCAACGTCCCCGGCGCCGTCGGGCACTTCAAGTCCGCTGGCCTCCACGCCGCTACAGCGGCCGCTGCGGGCATCGGAGCGGCTGCCATGGGGCCACAGACCTCCGCGACGCCTGCGGCCGCTGGCGGGGCTGCTGGCGCGGGCACGACGACCGCGGCTCGGGCAGACGACCGGCAGACCGGCGGTGGCGGCGGTCCGCTGACGCTGGTGGTCAACGTGAGCGGCGCCGCGTTCACTGACGCCGGGGTGCAGCAGGCTGTAGGCTCTGCCCTGCGCGAGGCCGTCGGCACTGGCGCGATCCGGCGAGAGCACCTCGTCGGCCTGTTCGGAGGATGACCATGGCTGAGTCGCTCGGATACCTGCTCGCGCAGTCGTTCCGCATCACGTCGACGCAGACGATCACGACCACCGACGACCGCGGCGGGCCGACCAACCGCACCGTGGCTGCGGCGTGGTACCGCACGCGCCTCGCCAACGGCACGGGGTCCGCGCACAACGACCCAGTGGAGTTCCTCGCGGCCGTCACGGCGGCGCTCGGCTCGCTCAACTGGCTGCTCACCATCGCGCCTGCGACGGGAAAGGTTCAGTTCACGTACCTCGGCGCGACCTCGGGCTCCATCGACCTCTCGGGCTCGCCGACGCTGCGGGCGCTGCTGGGGATGACAGGCAACGTCCCGTCGACCGCGACCGGCACGACGTACACCGCGCCGCACCAGCCGACGCACTGCGTCTTCGCGGCCTTCGTCGACCCCGACTCGGGCTGGGTCGACCAGCCGCAGCGGTACGCGGCGTCGTCGATGCCCGACGGCACCGTCTACGGGTGGCACGACGGGCGCGCCACGTTGCGTCGGCAGGGCGCCTTCAAGCTGCTGCCGAAGGACGCTGGCTTCGTCACGTCGCTGTCGTCGACCTCGACGCAGGCCTACCCGGTCTCGTCGCGGTGGCTCTCGCCGTCGACCGGCGAGCCAGCGCAGGCGCCGCCGTGGTCCGCGCTCGACACCGTGGTCACCGCGCACACGCTCGAGTGCGGCGTGACGTGGGGCGACCTGCAGGGCGTTCTGAGCGGCAGTGTGACAGCCTATGACAAGGTCTACCTCACGCCCGAGATGGCGTCGGCTGCGCGCGTGACGCTGTCGATCCCCGGCTACGACGCGCGGCGCGATGTGTCGTTCGAGCTCTCCTACGCGGGAGCGGGGACGCTGTGAGCGGCTGGGCACTGACCATCACGGGCGTTCCGCACGTCTTCACGACGCACGATCAGGGGACTCTGACGAGCTCGTCGCCGCTCTGGTGGGCGGGCGAGACCGGCGTGGTCTACGCCAACGGGTGGCTGTCGCCGCCGCGCGGCACCATCAGCGAGCGCGCGAAGCCCCTTGAGGGCGAGCTTGAGGTGTCGCCGTTGTCGTTCGAGCTGCACGACGCCGCGACGACGGCAGGCGGCTCACCGCTCCTGACCAGCCTCGCGGGGCGTGACGCGGCGCTACTGACCTCGACGCCGCTGGCCTCGACGATCACCGCAAGCGCGACCTCGATCACCGTCGGCAACGGGGCGCTGTTCACCGCGCCATGTTTCGCCTGGCTCAACACGGAGTGCGTGCGGGTCACCGCGGTCGCTGGCAACGTCCTGACGGTCACGCGAGGGCGCCTCGGCACGAAGGCGATCGCGCACACGGTCGACGCGGCGACGGGGTACTTCCCGGAGCTCTACGCGAGCGTGCCGTGGACGACGCGGCGCAAGGTCAACCTCTGGCGCGTCGAGGGCACTACCGCGACGCTCTACTGGTCGGGCTACGCGGTGCGAGCGCCTGCGCTCGCCGCGGAGGGCGCGCGCTACGCCATGGCCTGCGACCCGCTCTGGCAGGTGCAGGCGAGCAACGGCATCGGCGGCAACACTGGGTCGACGCGCCTCGCTGGCTACAACAGCGGCAACGTCAACGAGAGCAACACCGGCGGGCAGCAGTTGTTCGTCTCTCGCACGACGCTCAGTGGCGGCACCGATCCTGCGACCGGGACGCGAGTCAACGTCCGAACCTGCGGGTCTTACCGCACGCTCGAACTGCTGTTTCGGCAGCACGCCGACCTTGCCTCGTCGCTCACCAACACCGCGGGTCAGCGAGTCGTCTACCACTACACGCGCACCGCCGACGGCGTCGGCATCAACGCTGACTCGACGTTGCCTTTCAGAGTCGAGGCCGCGTGGGCGCAGACGGCAGGGATCACGCAGGATGCTCGCGCCAACGGCACGCGCCACGCGGTCACTGCGCGGCTCAGCGAGGTGCCTCAGGGCGGCGTAACTCTCGTGTCGACCGCCGCAGGCAACGTCTCCTATCTCGTGTCGTCTCTCGCCTCGCTGCCGACGACGTGGACCGAGACGACGACGACCGAGGCGTCTCTGACGACGGCCGAGCAGCCGGCGCTTCGGCTCCATCTGGACGAGTCGTGGTCGGCGTTGCTGACGCGCGTCACCACCGCGGACACGGCAGCACTAGGCCCGCACATCTCTGGCTCTGCGATCGTGTGGGCGCCGCGCAAGGCCGGTGCTCAGGTGCCTCAGCCGCGCACGGGGACCGTGCCGCACACATGGGTGCTGCTCGGCTCGCCGGTGCTCAAGGTCTGCTACCGGGTGCGCACTGATCACTGGCTGCTCGGGCTGAAGAACAGCGTCCTCGGGCTCTGCGAGGACGCGCGCGCCGAGGATTGGGACTGGTCGAGCGTCTACGCCTCGGGCACCTCAGGACCGGCGCTGCGCGCGACGGCGGGCCTGCGCACGGCGCGAGAGTGGCTCTTCGACGGCGACCGCACCCTCGGGTCCGTCGTGACCGAGTGCAGCTTGCTGCACGGGTGCACGCCGGTCACGCGCTCGGGGCGCCTTGCGATTCACGCCTGGGGCTGGCCCGCGGCGG